ACCTTCAGAACATCCCACGGTCATCCAGTATTAGAAGTTTGTTTGTTGCTCCAGAGGGGCACCAACTTCTTGTAGCGGACTACGACCAGATTGAGTTGCGTGTTATGGCGATGTTCTCACAAGATAAACAAATGTTAAAGATCTTTAGTAACAACATTGACATTCATACAGGTGCGGCTGCTCTTCTGTTTAAGAAACCAGCAGAGGAAGTTACCAATGAAGAGCGTCAAATAGGTAAGGGCGTTAACTTCCTTACGGCTTATGGTGGTGGACCGCACAAACTGGCAAACACCACAGGTATTTCAGTTGATGACGCTAGAGCAATGATTGATCAGTATTACAAACAGTTCTCTGGTCTTACCGAATGGAAGCGTCGAGTTGTTGAGACAGGGCGTAACAAGGGGTATGTGTCAACCATTGCTGGTCGCCGTCGCCGTTTAGCAGACCTCAGTTCATCAGATGAGTACACCCGATCTCGTGCTGAACGACAGGCTGTCAACGCTGTTGTACAAGGATCAGCCGCTGATATCTGTAAGCAAGCGATGGTTGATATAGCAGAATTACTGAAAGGAACTGGTGCTACGCTTTTGGTTCAAGTACATGACGAACTGGTGGTATCCGTGCCTGAAGATATTTTAGAGGAACTCAAGCCTCGATTCATGGATGCCATGGGGCACAATAGGGTCATGGATGGTGTACCTCTTTTGGTTTCCTGTGACTCTGCGTATAGTTGGGCAGACGCCAAGTGAGTGCAATTGACAAGCGGATGTATTACCTCATGTTGTCTCCAGCACTTGGGCAGGAGTTTGCTAACACTGTTGGGTTCTCGACACCCTCAGAAGAAGTTAGGGAAGCAGAAACTTACGAAGTCATTGCTCGGTGGGCATTAATGACCTCTATGGGACTCTTAGAAGAAGTACTTGAAGCCTCTGACTGGTTCTGTGAACTGCACGATATGGGAGAAATTGAAACAGACGACGAAGACAGTTTTCACAGAATACTGGTATCACATGGTGTGTCACTTATTAACAAGTTGCTAGATTCTGAAAAAGTAATAATGGTTATGGAAGAAGAGGACGGAATGTACGATGACTGATTGGTGGACAAAAAAACTTGGTGGTCAACAACCCACACCACAACGGACTTACCAAACTCCCCCGTTGTCTGCACCTGTACATATTCCAGCGTCTGTCCCCATGTCATCACCTATGCAGGCTGAACGACAAGATGTTCTTGATCCTAATCGAGCACCTACGGATAACTTGACCATGGGCGAAGCACTTCGTTTGTGGAAAGGCGGGGAAGCAATGCGTAAAGAAGGTAACATGACCTGCCCCGACTGCGGAAGTATTTATGTATTTTCACGAACAGGTCGAGGATCTAATTCTATGATCAACGGTCATTCACCAGCCCCTCGTTGTTACGAGTGCGGTTGGAACGGCATGTACGATCAAGCAACACCAAGAGGATAAAATGGCAGACTACGAATCATTACAATCAATAATTTCATCTATTAATAAAAAGAATGGTGTAGGTACGATTGTAAAAGGATCTGATGTTCGTGAGTTAATCCCACGCATCACCACAGGTGTATTGTCCTATGACCTCATGCTTGGCGGAGGTTGGCCTGTAAACCAATGGAGTGAAATCATTGGTGAAGAGTCATCAGGTAAAACCGCTATGGCGTATAAGACCATTGCGGCTAACCAAGCACTTGACCCAGACTTTTGCGCTATGTGGATTGCGGCTGAAGACTTTGTCCCTCAGTATGCACAATCAATTGGTGTAGACCTTGACCGTCTTTGGATTGTTGAGAACAACATCATGGAGCAGGTGTATGACCTTGCTATCCGTGCGTTGGATAACCGTGCAGTAGACATGATTGTTATTGATTCATTGCCTGCTCTTGTTCCAGACGCAGAGGCAGAAAAGATGATGGAAGAGTTCACTGTAGGTCTTGGTGCTCGTCTTACTGGAAAGTTCTTTCGTAAGTCGTCTAAGTCACAGAAGCGCTCCCTTGTCAATGAAGACCGTGGTTGCACAGGTCTTATCATCAACCAGTGGCGTGAGAAGATTGGTGTCATGTGGGGAGACAACCGCACAACACCAGGTGGTAAGGCAAAAAACTTCCACTATTTTTGCCGTGTAGAAGTTAAGCGTGATGAGTGGCTCAAGGAAAAGGACGAGACCGTAGGTCAGACCATCAAGGGTCGCACTATTAAGAACAAGACACACCGACCACAGCAGAGCGCAGTGATTGACTTCTACTTTGCTGACTCCGAACACTTTTCGTTTGGATCTTTTGATGTTGTCAAGGACATGGTCAACATTGGTATTGCCTCTGGTCTTATCGAGCGTGCTGGTGCCTTCTATTCGTATGACGGACAGAAGTGGCAAGGCAAAGACAAAGTCCTTGATGGTGTCCGTGAGGACCTTGGTCTCCAAGCAAAACTTCGAGGAGAAGTATTCGCTAAGTACGGTATTGAATCATGACCTTTGGCGCTGATGAAAAGCGCAGTATCATGAAGCAATCCAAGAAACAGGAACAGCGCACAGCCAACACCTACAAGGGTAGTCGCAATGCAGGTTCTGGTAGTGGTTGGTTGCGGAAGAATGATGTTCGCTCAACAGAGTTTCTATTTGAAAACAAACTGACTATCAACAAGAAGTCAATTACTTTAAAAGAAGTTGACTTGCGTGAGTTGATCGAGCGAGCCATCACAGAAGACCGCACACCTGTGTTGCAATTTGATCTTGCTGGTCGTAGGTATGTAGTTCTTGTAGAAGACGATTTTGTAGAAATGGTTGGCGAGTAATGGCAATTAACCCAGCAGACATGAAGAGGCTTATCAACAGCCCCCACAGACTTCTAGCGCCTGTTGAGAGGCTTCTACTAGAGAACAACTCTAAGACCAGCGCAGAGCGTGACAAACTACATCTGCATCCTTCTGAGATATGTAAGAAGGACTGGTGCCCCCGATCATCTTGGTATCGCATCAATGGTCGTGAAGAAGCACCAGAGTCTTTCACTCTTCAACGATTAAATATTTTTGCTGAAGGACATCTCATTCATGGTAAGTGGCAAGGTTGGCTTACTGAAGCAGGATTGATGGAGTCTACTGAAGCACCCATCTTTAATGAAGAGCACCGCATCATTGGTCATGCTGATGGCATCATCAATGACAAGCAAGGTCGTGCAGTACTTGAAATCAAGAGTGTTGGCGTAGGAACTGTGCGTATGGAAGACTACGGACTCTTTGCACCTTACGGTAAAAAAGAAATTACTCTTGATGAGTTGTGGAATCGTATTAAGTTTCCGTTTGATTCACATGTGCGTCAAACACAGTTGTACATGTACTGTCTCGGCATTGATCAAGCAGTCATCCTATATGAGTGGAAAGCAACACAGGCTGTAAAAGAATTCTCTATTTCCTATCAACCAGAAATTGTTGACCCCATACTTGGTGCGTGTCATTCTGTTGTTAGGGCGATAGAATCAGGTATCCCACCAGATCGACCATCATGGGTTTCCCCAGATAATCGTGTGTGTAAAAGTTGTCCATTCAAAAAGGAGTGTTGGAGTGACAAGAGTAGTGATGAGCAATCGCCCAGTGGATCCAGTAGTAGCAAAGTTTCAGAAGAAGTTCGATCTTCCAGACAAACCAGTGACGGAGATTCCAGTAGTTCCCAATCTGTTAGACGAGTTATCAGATAGTGACTTGATGTCGCTGTACAACCAGTTTATGTCGTGGGTGTCCTACGCTAAGTCTGACTATGTACAAGCAGAAATTGCAGAAGAGCGAGCCGCAAACGATTTGCGCTTGACTGAGTCAATGGTCCTCATCAGCCAATGGGGCGTCAAAGAAAAGGGTGACACTGTCACACTTGCCAAGGCTCACAGGGATATTAACCCTGAGGTCATTGAAGCACAGAATGTTTATTCGGAATGCCGTGCATACCGCAAACTGGTTGAATCTGTATTTGAACGGTGTGAGCGTGGTGCTCAAGTACTAAGCCGTGAGTTGAGTCGCCGTATTGGTCTTGCCCCTCAGGAGCGCCGTCAGGCTCGGTACTTACCATGAGTACACCACGCATCCTTAATGGTGGGTCTACCCACTGTGCTCTCAAGTACGCTGTCATGAAAAACAAGCCAGTTACTGCCGAAGATGTTTACGCAATGTTTCCAAATAAATTCAGGAGCATTTCTCGTACTAAAGAATCTATGGCAATGCTTGAAAAGTACAACTTAGTTAAAAAAGTACCTACAGGTTGGGTAATTACTAAAATGGGTGCTGGATATCTTCAGAGCACTGCCAAAACATACAAAGGGGACATGAAATGAACCACATGCCCGATTTACCAGTTAACGATCAAATTGTGGAACAACGCAGAGTTATTAAATTCTGGATTGAGCGCTGTCAACAATTAGAAAAAGAAAACGAACAATTAAAAGAAAAGGTGAGGTCGTTCTATGGCTGAGTTTTTTACACTCGTAATAATGGTTACTGCGGTTTTTGTCTGCGGTGTATTCACTGGACAAATGTTTAAGGACAAGTAATGGCAATGAACTACAAGGCTAGTCGTTACAACACCCCCAGTATCTACACACAACTAATGGACTCTCGTGAATCACATGGCAAAACACAAGAAGCATTACGGGACATGGCAATAGAGCGTGACGCCCTTAAAGCCAAGGTGCATGAACTGTACACAGAGGTAGAGCGCTTATCAAGAGAGTTAGCCCGTGGCTAACAAACCCTTTAGTAAGTCCCTGTACACCAAAAATGACGACGCCAAGCATCAAGTTATTGATTGGTTAAAGGGGCAGGGGTACGACACACAGGTTAACCCTGACCAATACGGAATTGACTTACTAGGAACTAACCAAGAAACTGGTAAAAATATTGAAGTAGAGGTTGAGGTCAAACACAACTGGTCTGGACCAAAGTTTCCTTTCTCGACTGTTCATTTTCCTGCCAGAAAACTAAAGTTTATAAATACAAAATCGTTTTTTATTATGTTGAACACAGAGCGCACACACATTTTGGTTGTTTCAGGAACACAAGTGTGTCATTCACAGATTATTAAAAAGTCAACTTTGTACACTACAGCAGAAGATTTTTTGGAAGTCCCTGTTATTAAATGTTTTATTTACCCATTAAAGGAATCAGATGAGCAATAAAGCCAAAGCCAAAGGCACATCCTTTGAGGTACTTGTAAGAGACTATTTAATTAGTAAGGGTTTTATTCATGCCCACCGACCTGCTCTTTCAGGTGGTAACGACACAGGTGATGTCAATGGGATCGCCCGTAGGACAGATATGCGTAAGGTAGCGGTGCAATGCAAGAACCAAAAAGCCTTCCAACTGAGCCAATGGCTTAACGACACAGTCGAACAGGCAGGTCGTCTAGGTAATGGTTTGCCTGTATTGGTTGTCAAGCGTGCTGGTAAGGGAGAAAAAGCGTTAGGTGAGTCATACGCTGTCCTACGGTTAGAAGATTTGGTTCAACTACTAGAGGACGCTGGATTCAACTAGAATAGGTACAACTTATAACAAGGAGTACAACTGTGTCACAAGAATTGAACACAACAATTGATGATGTCTTGAAGGTGTCGGGTTCCAGTAACCCTCAATCCGTCGGATCTATTCTGGCTCGTGCCATTAACGCAGGGCAATTGCCTAAAATGCGTGCTATTGGTGCATCAGCAGTCAACCAAGCGGCTAAAGCCGCCGCTATTGCCCGTGGTTTCGTAGCACCTCGTGGCACCGACCTTACTTTTATCATCGGTTTTGATGATATTAAGGGAGAAAACGGCGACACCATTTCTGCGATATCATTTAAACCAGTGATTAAATAAGGATTCTGATGACTACTTTTAATGGCAAACCCGTATTTAGGCGACAAGGTGCAAGCACCACCCGTAGCAACGAGAAATGCACTGGTGCAGGTTGTGGCGAAGTAGCCACAGAAAAGAGTTACTCAGGTGACCCAATGTGCCTTAATTGCCATCAGAAATACGACGAAAGAGACTCCTAATGGTTGATGATGCTTCTGTAACGCCCCTAGAAACAGGTGCAGATGGTGAAGCACGACGCCATGTTGGATCTTTTGGAGATGCCCCTACTTCAAAAGAGCGTGTAACCTTTTCTCGCCGTGATGCTCGCCGTCAGCAGAAGGCTTGGCAGGAACTAGTTAGCCCAGAAACAGCCATCCGTGGTCGTTTGGCTGGACATGATTACTCCACTGCAAAGCACGCAGAGCAGATTGTTGCAGGTGCTTTTGGCACTAAAGGCAAGAAGTACCAGAAACATGTTGGATCGTTTATTCAAGACCATGGTATGGATCCAACTACCGCTGTAGCCCGTTTTATGGAACATGGTCACCTTGGAACACCTTCTGAAATTGAATACAAAGGTGGCGAACGGTAATGCCTACCTTTCGAGGACAGCGTCAGTTCCGCCAACAAGGTCAGTCTTCTCGTAACTCACAAAGTGAGTGGTCTAAAACAGCGTCCAGCGCTATTTCACAGGGCGCTACAGTCCATAGGGACAACACAGGCGCAGAACACCTTGTAAGCCCCTCAGGAGCGCACTGGGGGACCTATAATGAGTCTTCTGGTGCTTACTCAGGCGGAACACTTAATAAGTTCAATCCTGACGATTCATCGCAAGATATTACATCTTCATATAAATAAAATGGCTAATAAGAACCCACGATCTAAGTCACGCACCCTTCAAAGGTATGAGCGTAAAAAAGCAATTGCTCGTTCTGCACGCCCTGTTTCTACTATAGGCGGTGGCGGTGGGGTTCTTGGACCTTCTATGTCAGCAGGGGGTATGTGGGGATGAGCCAACAAACACCTACATTTACTTCATGGAACAGCCCAGCCCAAGCACCTGGAGTTGGTACTGCTGTCACAATGGGACCAAGTCCTGTCTTCCGTAACGGAAAAGACGCACAACTTTCAGGTTTCCGTACAGCCGTAGATTCACAGTATCCAGACGGATACCTTGGCACCATGGACGCCAACCGCCGTCAAGACAAAGTTCTAGGCACCCTAAGCCGTATGAACGCACGCCAGTACAGCCGTGGTGTTCACAAAGGTGAAAGAATCAATACAACTGACTACTTTTGGCCTGAAGAGTTCAATATGTACACAGGACTACAGAGAGAAGCACAAGGTTTGCGGTTCTCTCCTGTTGGTGCTGAACCTGTCCGTCTGACAAACGACGGAAAAGTAGGTCCCCGTGGTATTCCACGAGGTGACGAGCCTAATCAGGCAACACAGATTAGCCCTGAGCGCCGTTCTCAGTTGCAATCACTCGCTCCACGCTGGCGCTAAATAGTCTAAAATATTCATATGGCTTCTCGCTTTGATCCAAATGAATATAGGGCACCTTTCACGCCCGATAGACATGGCAAGGGTTTTAAAGTTTCAATTCCAAACTCTGATGAGCAGTTAATCAACCTTCCTTGGGAAGAGTGGGACAACAACCCTTCTGAGTACAGGAAGAAGTCTTCAAAAAAGTGGGGCAATGAGGAATCAACTAACTCAGTAGTTAAGCCTTACATGAAGAAAGAGCCTAAACAGCCGAAAAAAAATGGGGACGACGGAGAAGGAGACTTCCGTGGTCCTGCTGGAGGAACGACTGTTCCTCGTAAACCAAAACCATCTCCAAAATCGCCCCCAATGGCAAAAAAATTAAGTAAGACAGGAGCCTAATAATGGCACACGATCACCGCATGAACTCAATTGCAGACCCATACCTCACACAGCGCAGTACTATGGGGTCTAATCAACTTGATTACTCCCGTATTGCGGACATTTCAAATATGGCTCGTCGAGGCACCGATGTAGGAACTATTCGCAGTATTTATGATATGCACTCAACTGAATCAGCAGGTCTACAAGGTCGTAGCAACATGCAAAACGAATACGACGATGATGAAGACCGAGACCTTACAACTGATGCTGACCTAATGCCAGATACTAACGCACCTATTGACCGCACAAAACTTGCATTTGGTGAATCTGGTCATGGGTTCTCAGTGCGTAAAGGAAGAGAAGGTCAGTAATGGCACACAACCACAGGGGACAGCACATCGCTGACCCATACATCAACACTCGTAATGCAATGATCGCACAGCAAGAGATGCTCGCACAGCGCAATGAAGGTCTTCGTGGAGTTAATTACAACCCTGAAGAATCAGACTATGACGAAGCCTATGGTCCTGCTAACCGTAAAAGGTATGTAGGAGGACAATCTGGTCAAGGCGCTGCACTCCAAAACAGTCAATATTTTAGAATCGCTGAAGATGTTCAAGACCGCCGTGTAAGAGGCGAAAACTAATGACCCTCAACCGCAACCAATTTGGTCGTCCAATGTATAAAGATTGGGACGACTATATTGCGTCGCAACCAACCCGTAAATTTCCAAACATGTATGAACAACACCCAGAGAAGTTCCTACCTGATTTGGATGAAGCCCTCGGAAAAAATCGCCCAGATAGTCGAAATGAAGGAGACAAATAATGGCTCGTGGAGAAAACACTTCAAACCATCCAAACCGTGGTGTAAGTCGTCATAAGTTTGCAGGAGGTGGTTATGTAGATGTTTTGCGTAGCCCTGAATTGCAACGGGATATTGATGCAATGACGGCTTACAAAAAGCACGAAGAAGAAAATCCAGAACTTATGGCTGACATGGACGGCGGATTAGACGCCCATTTTCCTGAGTCTGAGTCTGCCAAAATGAATAGCAAAGGTCTTTGGTAAGTCATGGCTAAGGGTAAAGACACATCAAGAAGCCCACAGCGACAAGTTAGTCGTGAAGGCAATGTCTACCGTGTCAATTTTGATCCTCGGCAGAACCACCCTTCTATGCAACCAAAGAAGGCAGATCCTTCTGTAACTTACTCACAGGACACCGATGAGGCACCAGCCCAAGGTATCCCCCGTCCAAAGAAGAAGAAATAACCATGGCTCGTGGAGAAAACACCGCAAATCACCCAAACCGAAAAGTAGGTCGTGCATCCATTGGCACATACATGGGCAATGTTGGACGCACACATATGTTCAGTGCTGAAGGTAGTGGAGGGGACTCTACAGACTCAATGCAAGTACAAGAAAAAGACGGTAAGTCATGGGGTGGCGTTGTTGGGCAAAAGTACCATGTACCAAGCAATAACATCGATAACACTCGCCCTGTAAAAGACTACGAGTACTAATGCCGAAAGGTAAAGATACTTCAAAGCACCCTAACCGTCAGGTAAGTGCGTCTGCGTTTTCTATTGGTAGAGATGCTGTGCGTTCAAACATGCTCCCACTTCCACCATCAGCACAATCTGCAAACGATTTTAATGAAGGGTATGACTACGAAGAGTCACGCCTTGGTGTCCCAGCGCAAAACCGCAACACCTTTCCAAAAGGACAGTAATGCCCCAGTATCCCAATAAGCCATGGCAAAGTAGGCAAGAGATGCTTGTTGATCAAGCACTCATGTCTGCTATTTCCACGCCTGAAGAGATACGCAATATTCGTCCTGTAGTGCCACAAGGGTTGTTCCCACAAACTCGTGGTATCCAAAAGCAAGCAATGAGTGTGTCTGATTGCCTCACACTCGATCGCAACTTTCCAACATTCCGTTCATGGCAATCTGGCGCTCCTGTGATGTTCCGTGATGGATTCATGGAAGCAAACTCAGAAGCAACTAGTCGCTACTCAATGCAAGGATTATGGACATGAGATATCAACAAGGAATTGGCACCCCAGAAACATTGGGCGTTCAACCTACAGTGTGGAAAGAACCACAAATATTTAAGCCTAAAGCGCTTAGTTTTCCTACTATTACCGCTGGAACATCTCGTGATTATGGAAATCCAGGAAAGTATGTTGACACAATGCCAAGCCGTTGGGGTAGTCCAAGTGGTGAGATAAGCGCTCGTGGTGCTCGTTTAGGTGTTCAGGGTCTTCAAGGAATACTTACAAAAGGTCGAGGTACTGGTGAAACTATGACCTCAGACGCTGGTAGTCGCACCATGACTCGTCCCCCAACTGGTGTTGTTGATCCTGCTGAACGCAGAGGCATGTGGTGAAAGACCCAATTCTTCGTGCTGGTAGCACAGGCACAGCACCCATCACATCTCCTCCGAGGAGCCGTGCACATGACCGCAACGCTCGTCGCACTCTGTGGGGCACCTCTACTACAGTAAGTACACCACCAATCTGGACAGCAGAACAGCGCCAGCGCAAAGCACTGTGGGACGCCAAGCCATCAGAGAAATCAAGTTATGGCGATCCCAGTGAGTCTTTTGCACAAAGAAAACACCGTGAAGTCTGGGAAAACTAGACTTCCTCTAATAAGGTAAACTATTTATATGGCAGTTAATGATTCCCGCTCAATGAACCGAGATCTGCGCCTCGGCGCTACAGATGGTAAGTTCAAGTCCCTCACACCAGACCGTGGTGGAGAGGTTGATCCAACCTCAGCAACACTTCGTATGCAGGTAACTAAGGCTCAGTTCCCAACTGGTGAGGTTTACAGTTTCACTGACCGTCACCCACTGGCAGACTCTGGGCTGTAATGGCAAACATGTACCCTTGGTTGGAGTCCTATGGGCACCCCGACAAAAACATTAAAATTGACCACGAGGCAAGCGGTATGAAGTCTTCTGTGTTTCGTGAGAACTCACACATGGGCACTTTTCGTGGCATTGGTGCACCAGCAAGAGCACGAGATTTAGCACACCGTGTCCACAATGACGCATCTATCCGTGCAGACAATTCTTCGTCTATGTAACCACCCTTTAATTTTGGTGTAGTCTTTACGACTATCCAAACTTATTAGGAGTACAAAATGGCTGAAACTGGTTACGACCGCCTGCTCGTCTGCAAGACACATGGCGTCATGTGGAAACTTCGTCCTTATGACGGACCTCCAGAATACGACCAAGAGTTGATTGAACTTTGCAATCGCCACAATGCACAGGTGCCTGATCCTGATAACTGTCGTGCATCTATTTTCCGTACTGATCCAGAAACTGCTGAAAAACTGGACATGGAAACTCTTCTCAAGAATGAGTTGGGAGAAATGGATGTATACATCCGTGACTTCCGTGATGAACTTAAAGTCGATGCGTTGAAGTGCTACAACAAGCATGATCGCCCTAAGGGTGGTTGTATTGATTGGTGTTCCGAAGGAAAGACTATTGGTCGCAAGATTGGTGTTGCACCAGATAAGCGTCAGTATCTCTGCATGTATTGCCCTGTTGGATCGTGGGTTGCAGAGCAAGAGCGCATTGCAATGGGATTGTATAAAAAGTGATAGTTATCACCTTTGATGTACTTGCATTAGAAGGGGAAGAACTTGGTGCAAGACAACCAATTAACGAAGGAAGAAAACTATGGAACATGTTGTTCTCTCAATACCAAGGACGCATCTGTGTTCTTGCTACAGGAATCAGTCCAGACAAAACACCTATACTTATGGAGTGGCTCAAGCGTGAAGGCTACAGAGCGGGATCGATTGATTTAACATATGAAACATCTGCCGATGCCAAACTGGAGCGTGTTCGTAGTATCCAAGCAGGATACGGACGAGTTGAGTGGTTCGTTGACAACGATCCATCCACCATTGCTAAAACCCTTCATGAAGGAATTGCATCCCTCCTTGTCTCCGTACCAAGAATTGGACGACCAGAATGGGTTGAATCCAAGACAATCAGAGGATGGGACGAACTCTCCAAAGAAATTGACTCCCAAGCACTTGCAAAAGCAGAGCGAGGCTGGCATGCTTGACCCTATGAATGACATTGACTTTGATACATGGTTGGAAATTGGATTAGAACAGGGATGGTGTGGACCTCCTGTTTGTTATGTACACGATGGGTTGCCTATGTCGGAAGATGAATGGATCGAGGAAGAAGCCAATGGCGAACCTCCTTGCATGCATATCATCCGTTTGTATGAAGACGAAGAACACCGACTTGAGATAGAAGACGCTCACTCTCCATCAGTATGGAGAAAGCCCTACAATAGACAGAGTCAATCTTCAGAGGAATGAGTATGTCATGCCAAGCCGTTCGCCATTTATTAATCAGGTTCGTATAGCAATAATTGTTGCTCAATCTCTTTTGCGTAAAGCAATACAAGATAAAGAATTACCTGTAGAAGATGGATCACAGGCTTTGGAATACTTGGACTCTTCCTTATCGAAGATCAGACCACATGTGAAGAAACAGGAAACAGATTGAAAGTATTTTTTGGTGGAGCCGAGAAAGGTTCTTACCGCTCATTGCTACTTAGCGCAGGAGTTACACGCTTTGCGATAAACCTGACTCACTATGCAGTACCCAAGCGCAAGGTCATTGACCTGTCTGCTGTGTACCAAGGCAATGAGATCATCCTGTATATCTCAGAGAATGACGAAGACCTATCTCGGTACGACTCTTTTGTGCGTGAGCACATCGATAGTTTAACTTATGTGATTGGTAGACCAGACTACGATGGCACATGGATGGGTGATAAGTATATCCCTATCTGGAACGACGCAGATGACCTAGAGCGCCTGACATGGTTATGCCAGAAGTACGGTCGAGTAGCCATCAGTGACCGAGCCATTACGGGTCGCAATATTGCTCGCATTGGTCAGATCGCTATGCGCTGGGGAACCAATCTCATTGGTCTTACATCAAAGCCAGATGTTATTGAGCGTGTCGGCTGGGAAGCCGTCATTGTAGTTTCATGGTCTAGTGCTGTCCGCTACGGAGAAACACAGGTATGGGATGGTCACGCCCTACACCGATACCCAGCACAACAAAAGGACAGCGTCCGTAAACGGCACAGGGCAGATATTCAGCGCCTTGGGGTCGACTACGATGCTGTTATCAACGACGAAGTGAACGCTGTTGCACACCTTGCTATCCAATCATGGAGAGCATGGGAGACCAAGAATTTTGGGGGCTATGACCTTATGAATGTAGATGATGAGGAAGAGTTCACACTCGATAATGACAACTCAATCATAATGATTCCAGGGGGTAGTGATAATCCCCCAAGTGCGGCACCGAGGGTACCAAACATTGTTACTGACCCCCCCAAGAGGCGGCACGCAAACGAAAAAACATTGCTACCAATTATGGGTATCGAGAACATCACCTCTATGGGCACGCAAACCGTTGATGCACAAGGGGAATCTATTGAAATTGACCCCGAACAAGTGCCTGTTTTGCGCTATAACGCTAACCCTTTACGGCAGTGCAATCATTGTTACTTGGCAAGCCGTTGTCCGCAGTTTGAAGAAAATTCTGACTGTGCGTTTTCTTTGCCGATTGAGATCCGCACAAAAGATCAACTTCAGTCCGCAATGCGTGCTCTTGTAGAGATGCAAGTAGGTCGTGTGATGTTCGCTCGGTTCGCTGAAGAACTTGAAGGACAGGGTCTTGACTCGTCACTGTCTGGTGAGATTGACCGCCTGTTTAGTTTGGTAGAGCGCTTCAAGAACATTAACGACAACCGTGACTTAGTGCGCTTTGAGGTTGAAGCCCGTGGTTCCAGTGGTGTGTTGTCTCGGTTGTTTGGTGCAAAGGCTGGAGAGCAGTCACGCATGCTCCCTAATGGTGGTCTTGACCAGAACGGTGCCAACGCCATGTACGCCGACATAATTGATTTGTCTGAAGAGGGTCATTGACAGGTATCCTTTATACGGCTAGAATCAGCCGTTAATCGAAGGAGCACTAGATGGATCATCAAGAGATGGAAGGCGCATACAATCGTGCCCTCAGCAAGAACATTAGTAAAGCACCACATGTTCCACCAGCACCAGTAGAGGTTGACTACGCCATTGTTAAGATTTCTTCTGACAATTACATTGTTGCTCGATCACACCGTCTTGGCTCTTTGAATTACGACTTTGTTTGTGAATGTGCTACTCAATGGGAAGCACACAATATCGTGGAGGCTCTTAACAGATGATTACTGATGTAGCAATAGACATTGATGGAGTCTTGTTTGATTTTTCATCTGTCGTAACAAAGCACTTCTCTGAGTACTACAACAAGCAGTTCTCGACCCCAACTAACTGGGAGTTCTTTGCTGAGTGGGGGATGACCGCTGACGAGTTCTATGAGACTCTAGACAAGTTGACCTATGAGCGTGAGATCTTCAATGATGAGGCACCAATACCAAAGACCATGGTCGGCTGGCAGGCTCTCCGTGACCAAGGGTTGCGTATCCATGTCATCACACACAGGTCACCATCAGCGCAAGGTCAGACCATTAAGTGGTTAGAGCGCTACCGCCTCATCCCTGACACGCTCCACTTCAGCGGTCAGAAGGCAGAGATTCTTACAGCCATCTCACTGGATGAGTGCGCTTCAATTGATGACCACTACGAGCAGTACGCCGAGTACAAGAACTATGGCGTCCACGCTTACATGTACACACAGCACTGGAACAGAGGTTATCTAGGACGACGGGTACATACACTCCCAGAGTTTGCTGAGGTCATTAAGGTGCACAACCAGTACTGCAATAATGAAACTAAGTATGGAATGATGGAGTTCAACAATGGCTGATAACTTCAGAACAGACATCTTAGAAGAAGCAATTGAACTTATTAACGGTGACAGGAACAATGACTATGGAGATCCACTAGACGACTTCAGCACTACAGCGTCGTTGTGGCAGACATACCTTGCTCGCACGATGACCGCAAGGGATGGTCTTGACCTTCAAGCACATGATGTAGCGATCCTCATGAGCCTTCTAAAGATCGCTCGCATGTCTTGGTCACCTAACAAGCGTGATCACTGGGCAGACCTTGCTGGTTACACAGCCTGTGGCTGGGACTGTGTAGAGCGACAGAATGGCTAGGGTCACCATCAAAGAACTTGAAGCAGAGAACCAGAAACTTCAAGCAGAGATTGAATTACTAAAGAATCGTTTAACCGAGAGCATTGCTCTGGTTCTTGATGCGCTTGACAGCGCTAACGCAACAGTCTCCCGACACCTCCACATTATGAAGGTGCAGGAGACTGATTACGAAAGCCATATGACTGACCTATGAGATCAGCGAAGGAACGGTTTAGATTGTTTAACCGATTTCGCTACTTCGACCTCATCAGCATCAATTCGACCAACCACCAATTCGGCTTCAAGTCGAACCTTGTCAATCTTGCGAACCGTGATGCGGTTCCACTGTGCTGTAGTGATGAGACCTTTCAAGACTTCATCGTTCCACTGGACAGTGTTGGACTGAACAAGGCTCAGTTTTCCATTGTCGGTCTCGACCTTGGTAATGCCTCCCGACTGGAAGCATGCGATGACAACTTCATCGAACGCTTTAAGACGCTCGGTGAGTTCATCAAGTTCCGCCTTCAAGCGAAGACGCTCGTCGACAAGGGTGGACAGGGACTGGGTGACCTCCGCAGAGCGGTCGGTCTTGGTGTTGATTGCCATAGTGGCAACCTTATCTGGGGCGTGTGTCAAAGCACA